TTCGTTCTCATCAAAGACTAAATCAGAATATGCAAGACCATGTCTAGTAACCCACGTTATAAACTCACCAATCCATTTAGTAATTTTACGAGTAACAAAGTTTTCCCCACGCCTTTCACTCTCATGGTTAAACAAAATACCACAGCATCCGAATACTTTATATGCGTCTCTATATATACGCACCGTATGATGAGCTGAAGTTTTAGCTACAGCATAAGGAGATTGAGGCTCTAAGCGTGTTAATTCATTTTGATAATATTTCCCATCATCATCACATTCGTCATATTGCGATCCAAACATTTCGCTAGTCGAAGCTTGATAAAATTTAGTATCAGGTGAAAAACGCCGAATAGCCTCTAAAAAATGCAACGGCCCTAGCGCATTTACTTGGAACGTAAAATAGGGCTGTTCAAACGAAGTACCCACATGTGACTGTGCTGCAAGATTATAAATTTCGTCAGGCTTATATTTATTTACAATTTCATAAATACATCCAGAGTCAGCCACTTCACCTTCTATAATAGAAAAATTATCATGATTTAAAGACTTAGACAATCTATTAAGAGTATTCGTACTAGTTCGACGCTTAAGTCCTACAACTGTATACCCTTTATCCAATAATAGCTCAGCTAAGTATGAACCGTCTTGTCCTGTAATACCTGTTATTAAAGCTGATTTCATTATACGCTCCTCATATGTTGTGCAGCCTCTTTTTCAGTCATATTTTCAATTTCATCCAATAAAGAATCTATAGATGTCTCTTCTTTAGAATCGTCTATAGCACCAGATAGATACCCTGACATTCTATTAATAGTAGGATAGTTAAATGCCACGGTTACATCTAGCTTCTTACCGCTAAACTCTTCTAAATCATAACTAAGTTCTACAGAAGTTAAAGAATCTAAATGATAATCAGCAAAGGGTTTGTCTAAGTCTATATCTTTGCGTAGCACGCCAGCTTCTGTAATGAGCCATTCTATTAGCCAAATTTCAATATCGTCTCTAGTTCTAACCATAATGTCCATATAGCCTTGTCCTTATTGGGGGTTGAAAAACGGATTATGTTCATTCTCCTTATTCATCAATTAAAGTATCCGAATTTAAAATAGGTTGGTCCACAACACCATCTTCATATTCATGATAGCCTGAGAGACGCCCTACGGCCTTCTCAGAGGCAACACGATGTACTTCCATGTCAAACCCTTCTTTCTTTCTAAGATCCTTGTCTCCCAATTGTCTTAACCATGAAGTAAAGTTAGTCTTAGCATCGTCCGCATTGCGCTTACGCTGCTCCCTCGTTCCTTTAAGATCTTTCAGCAAACGTTCTTTTTTTGTAAGCAACTTTTCGTGCTCGTTAATGTACGCAGACTTAGATGATATAGCTGCACCTAGCTGTGTTTGAAAAGAAGCAAGCGATTGCGTATCTTGTGTTCCCGCTGGCTTATCCATTTCATCTTCAATAAGCTTATTCAATCTATCAATATTCTTAAGAACTTCCTGCCGATCTTCCATACCGCGATTAATAAGTACCTCAGTTCTTATCACCTCTAGTATTTCCATTTCCTCCGTATGAGTAACATCCTCGGAAAACTGTTTAAAGTAGTCAATCCACTGATGCTCGAAAAAAATTAATTCGGGATCACCAAATTGTTTTTTAAGTTCCTTGTAATAATAGCGGTCCCGTAGTCCTACTAGAAGGTGTTCATCATCACTCATATTCCTCATTTTTAGATTTTCTTTATCAATAAACTTTTGTATCGGCGTTTTGGTCCTGTTTAAAGTTTCAGCAATTTCTGCTATGGAAATATTGAAACAGTTCTGTCGAATGAAGTTCATTTCGTCTACAGAGAGTTTACCACGTTTCTTTGTCAATTCCATTCTCCTTTAGTATTGCAAATATGGTTTCAAGTACAATATCCTTACGCGCCTTAGATAACTTGCTATTATTAATCAATCTTAACCAATCTTCTCGATATCTGGTTGGAAGTTCTTCGTCAATTAAGCTAAATATATATTTTCTATCTATCGCGTCTTCTATGCGATTTCCTCCATGTATATCTATCTCTAAATGGGCCGCGTTCATAATGTTGCGTTTGGATAAGTTGCGATTTAACCAACCCATATATAAACTACATTCTTCATGATTATCATAAGCTTTACAACCATAGCCTCGCGAATTTTCAAAGTCGTTGCTAAAAAACGGACAAACATCGCAAGGTTTATCAGGCCTGCCAAAATTATTCCTTTTGAAATTATATAGGCGGTTTCTAACATGTGTCCACAGAAAATTTTCTAACGGTCTTATTCCATCGTAATTTTTAAGACCTTCCCATGCAAAAAGACGGGCTTGCTGTTTCATATCGTCAATTTCGTGATATCCAAACTTAAATTTTGCAGCCAATCTATTTGCAATATTATCAATTGTCTGTATTACTTGTTGTTCCGTCATATTGGATGGGAGTGTCATTTACCTGTACCTCTTGTGCCTCAATACCATCTATCGACAATTGTGGATTGTTTACTAAAAACGCAGCTTGTATATGGAAAGCATCCATACTAATTTCCAAATTTAAAATATCTTCTACTATCTCGTTTGTTTCGGCATTAACTATCTTTGTGCTCTCTATGTTGCCATCCGACACTATTTTTAACTTCATTTTCGTCTCCTAAAAGTTGTTGAATGTTTTTTTCTTCAGATAAATTAGCTTGCGCAATTACCTGCTCATCCACACCGCTAGCAGCAGTTACTACTGGTTCTGTAGATTTAATAATTTTTTTCATTCTTGGAGTCTCCTTGGCGTTCTCAAACACTATAATATTATATACTTAAATGGCCACTTTATTATACACAAATGGGCAAAATTCAATGAATATAAAATGGACAACAGAAGACAAGCAATTCGTAAGGGATAATGCTTCCAAGGTCAAGGATAAAGACTTGGCAGTAGAATTAAGCATGAGAAACCAAAGAATCGTCTCTTTAGACTCTATACGTAAACTACGTCAACGCTTAGGAATTATTAAAAAGAGAGGGCGTGGAAGGTGTGAATTGGAGGAGCCTCATGAGTGAGTGCGAACTAAAAAGAAGTAATGTACATGGAAAGGGTGTCTTTGCGTCGAAAGATTTGGGGGCAAACCAAGTATTGTTTGAAACGCATAAGAAGACGAGCGGCGATTTACAGTGGATGAATCTAGTTCCGAATTGTTCCTATAATCATTCGAGTAGTCCTAATTGTCATTCACTTACCTTGGGAGATTTTAAATACTTAGTGACTCTTAGGGAAATTAAAGAGGGAGTGGAACTGCTTGTCGATTATACAAAAGATGAGGATCTAGAACAACCTAAAGAAGGATGGAAGGAATGAAACATCTCATTACTGCCGCTATCATTATACTAACGGTATTGATTCTATTAAGTTTCTCTAACTATATTAAAGTGGACATTTAGATTGGTAGGTTTTAGTTTGTCTGTACCACCTGCGCTTTTCGTGCCAATCCGATAGATAATGGCCCAGATTAGAAAAACCCCACCTCTTTCCCCTAAGTTCTTGCTATATATAGAGTTACATCTGTTCTACCCGGCCCCGCTCGCCCTAACTCTATATGTGCCAACGACTTATAACTATTTTAAAAACTTTGTAGAATTGTTGGCGTATGCTATTGACAAGTGCCGATAATACTTATATACTAAGAGCATAACAAACAACAACAACAACACAAAGGAAAACAAAATGACTTACAACGCACTGAGCAATACAATCAACTTTGGCCGTTCTCAAAAAAGGGAAGTTATGCAAGACGATTTCACAACTCAAATTCAATCAGACGAACTGCAAGACAATCGACCTAGCGTAGAAGATTGGGCCGAGTATATTGAATGGATGGATAAGAATGAATAGGGGTTGACATTACTTAAGGATATGGTACAATGAAAGAAAACAAAAGGAAAGAAACAATGCGAAACTTTTTATGGTGTGTAAAAGAATTGGCTATCATGTTTGCTCTAGCGAGTATGGTTTTACTTAGTGCTGCGATTGGTACTCTGTTACTACTTAGAGATGTAATGTAAAGGAAATAAAATGATTAACTTAGTTCTCGCTATCGCAATCGTTCCAACATTCACAATACTAGCAGCGCATATTTATTTCTTTAATTTTAAAAATAGCTAACCCCTTACCCTGTAACGACTTACAGCAATGCGCCCCCGCCCCGCGCGACGTAACCCCTTTGATACCAACGACTTATAACTATTTTAATTACTTTGAGAAAATAACCGGAATTAATGGCCTACACCCTTGACAATGGACGATATATAGTATATACTAAGAGAATGATAAGAAACAATGATACTAAGAAAGGAAATGAAATGACTAACATTAAATTAAACAACAATGGTACGGTAGCTGGTATCGAAGTAGTAAAGCTAGGCTTTCGACAGTTTGTTGCAAAGTTTGAAGGTAAGATCATTGAGGGTACTCAATGGCATAATGAAACAGGTTCCAAAATGGAAGCTAACAAAATTCTTAAGGAGATGAAATGAGAGTAACTGAAATGAACTATAACGAATACTTAGAACGTGCTAAAATGTATCGTAATGAAAGGTTTGCTGTGATTGAAACATTGAAAGAATTAGGTTGTACTGATATTAAGATTGACGGCCTTGATAGTTCTAATGTGGTTCCTATGGGTACATGTTGGTCGATGGTATTGCCGAACGGTACTAAATGGGCTGGCGGCTTTGGTGCTGTTAGGTTAATGATTGAAAGAAAATGTAAACCATTGCGTATGACTAGGCGTGACGTGTTGCGATTGTCGCACGATGTGAACGGTAAGCAATGGACTGTTTCAAATGGGGGTTGACATTGGTTTATTGTGTGGTATAATTAAAGAAATGAAAGGAAATAAAATGGAAACCGTAGTAGAAAAGGCTTACGTTACAATACATAAAAACGCAGCATGTCCAGTGGGAATGGTTCCATTGAGCATCAATATCAAGGATCACACTTGGACTATGATGGTTCCAATAGATGAGTATTTTGAAGCCTTAAACAAAGGAAACAAATGAGAATTTTAAGCGTTGCAATGTGGTGGATGGTAACTATAGTATGCTGCTTTATACCGGCAACTATTGTATTGATTACGTCTGCTGCTCTCACACATTACATTTTACACGGTTAAGGATTAAGATTATGAGTAAGGTTATCTTTAAAGCTGGTCACTTGGTATCGTTTCGCTATCGCCAGCCTGTAACGAACGGCACCGAACGTAGAACGGGCAAGGTGTTGAGCATTCGCAACGTAACAAAGTATCCAGTAACCAATAGCTACTATCGGTGGTTTGATAAAGACTTCCGTCGTAGTGGTAATCTGTTCACTGTTAAACATGCGGATAGTAGTGTACAAACGTACTATGAGAATCGGTGCTTCGCAGCTAAGCGCCCTAACCTCTTACAGCGCCTATGGTTCCGCATCGTATCTAATTGGCCTCAGTACGTTCCGGCTATGTGCTGTATATTGGCCTTTACTGCTGGGCTGATTGTAGTAAATACGCTATGTAGCTAAACAGTACTACCCTATATAGCTCTCTGTAGCTAGAAGGGTATAGGGGTAAGTGCTTACGTGGTAACGACTTACGACGATCCGGCCCCGCCCCGAGCGACGTAACTCCTTTGGTAGTAACGACTTACAACTATTTTATTTATTTTAATGAAATTAACGGAATTATTGGCCAACAGGGTTGACAAATGACGATATTACTATTATACTAAGGGCATGATAAGAAACAATGGTAATAAGAAAGGAAATGAAATGAATAACGATTTTCAAAAATTGGTAGAGCACTTAATGGGTAAGGGGTTTTCAAAATTGGAAGCTAAACGATTGGCCCAACGTGTGAGCATTGCTAGACGAGTTAAGCGATGGTCTGAATTAACACTTAAAATGAAGGAAGTAAAATGAGTTATTATCCGAAAACAGTTGCAAGTAAAATGACCAAAGGTTTGGAAAATGAATTGCAACAAATTTGTGAAATTGGTAAAGTTTTGCGAGAGCTTGGCAATTCTAGAACTGAAGTAAATTATTACATGAGCATGGACGAAGATTTTATTTCTGATGTTTTAAATTGCTATAAGGGTTGACAAACGAAAATTCTCTGGTACAATAAGGGACATAATGAGACTTTTGAAAATTACAACAGACTGGATTATTTACATCGGCTTAGTTATCATGGTAATTAGTTTTGTTATGGCGGTCCATCAGACAGACGTATTTTTAAATTTACACGGTAATCTTTGGAAGTAAACGTACTCAACAAAAGGAAAAAAAATGGACTACGACGAAGCATGTGAAGCGACTGTATCACGACAGGAAGCAACGCTGGAACTAAAGGCACACGGTGTACCGTTCCATGAATTTGCTCTAGAGCGTGGTGATCGTGACGAATACTATGGTTACGAAGTTTTAAACTTCTTAGGATATTAAAGGAATATAAATGTACTCAACAAAAGACCTACAAGACTTTATTGGCTTAAAAAATTCCCAACAACAATTAGCCAATCAAACGCAGATAGTACAAAAGGAAATGAGTAAGCTACAAAAGAATCTTGATAGTATTAATAATAAGATTGAAATAAATAAAACTAAGCTGAAACAGTATAAAGAATTAGAGAACGTAAAAGGAATGTTTAATTTTATAGGGCCTGAACCTATAGAGGATATTAAGCCGAACTATGTAACAGAAGAGCAAAAAAAGGCTTTGCTTCTTAAGCTGTTTTCGGACTATCAAACATTAAATTCGGGTGCAACCCGCGTACCATTCTATTGGTTGAAAAAAACTTTAGATAATCAATATAATATAAAAACCAGAAGTGTAAGTAATTTCTTTAATAAGCTTCTTCCTCAATATAAAAAAACAGGGGGAAATAGAAATAAGTGTGTTGTTATTGCGTAAACCGTTACCCTGTAACGACTTACAACGGCGCGGCCCGGCCCCGCGCGACGTAACTCCTTTGATATCAACGACTTACAGCTATTTTAATTACTTTGGAATTCTTTTCGGAATTAATGGCCTATGCCCTTGACAAACGCCGATAATACTATATAATGGGGGAGTACTAAGAAACAACACTTAACACGAAGGAAACAACATGAGTATTGAAAATTTTGATCTTTTGGATAATGCGGAATTTGTCGAGTTTGACGATGATGGACAACCGGATGAGTACACGGAATATCAAGACCTCTACGGTGGTGACGATTGGGACCATGGCCAATATGATGAGTATTAAAAAAAACTGATTTAGGGGGTTGACAAACGAAAATCCTATGGTACAATGAAAGAACAACAACAACTCAACTGGAGCTTACAAAAGTAAGCTAGGATTAAGAATCACTGAATGAGTTATAATACAATGAGCCCCGGTCACAGCAGACGATGTTTGATAGGTCAGTGGATATGGCGTGGTAACCTAGCCACAAGTAGACACCGCAAGCATTCTCGGTGCAAGTCCGAAGCGGGGTAGCCTACACGGGTTTAACCCACAAGCCGAGCCGCAGTCGCTCGCATGGTTTCAGAGGTTCCATTCCAAAAATCTCAAATACAAACAGGGGAAGATTCGGGTTCGAATCCCGTAGATTAGGTTCGACCTAATTGCCCAAAGCTAGCGGGTGCCCTATGGATGATGGGGCTTAGTTTAAGTCTGGCGAAAATATCCCCTTATTTTTATATTTAACTGGAGAAAAAAATGAGTCGCTTTATCATTACATTAAACAACATTAGGCATAGTAAATTATATCCTATATTCGGATTAATTGCTTTGGTACTATATTTTAGCGGTTGTATTTATACTATGATTCTTTATCCGTAAACCCTTACGCTGTAAGGACTTAGGGCGAGCGCGCCCCGCCCCGCGCGACGTAACCCCTTACGTGGTAACGACTTAGAACTATTTTAATTATTTTGGAATTCTTTTGGGAATTATTGGCCAGCGGGGTTGACAAATGCCGATAATTATATATAATGGAGGAGTACTAAGGAACAATAACACAAAGGAAAAAAAGATGGCTTACAACGCACTAAACAATACAATCAATTTTGCTAAACCAAAAAGGAATGAAGTGAGTAACGAATTCAAAAAAATCGTCAAACATTTAATGGCTAAAGGCTACAGTAAATTGGAAGCTAAGCGGCTAGCCCAACAGGCTACCACACAACTAGCAATGAGTAGACTAGCCATGGAAAAAGCTATTATTCCCGACGAGAGGGGTTGAAATTGATTGTTCTTGTGGTATAATAATAGTAAAGGAAAGTTTTTTTTGTAAACCTAGTGGAGAAAGAAAATGTTGAATGTAAGAGAAGGCGATGTTGTTCAGTTTAAGTATCATGACAAAATGAGGCAAGGCCGCGTTGAACGCACATGGCCTAGTAAAAAATTCAGTAGTTTATATAAATCTGGAGGATTTTGTTTGGACCATGGAGGATCTTATAAATCCTATAGCAATAGCAAAGTACAATTTCTAGCAAAGGTGTCTAGCTAAACAGGTATATAAATGTTGAATGTCATTTGTCAAGCGATTCGCCCTACAACCGACAGTACAATCACGATCATAGTCCCGCAACGTATTGGGACCGATCCGCATGACTGCGCACAATGGGTAGGCGAAGAGTTTGACTGGCAATTTATTCCAATGAGTTTTAAGATTGAACCGGAAAAAATATGAAAAATTTCTTGATTGGTTTGTTCGAGTTTGTATGTATGGCGTTGTGGGTTAGTGGCTGTCTTTATGTAATGATGCAATATCCATAAACCCCTACTACTAAACGACTTTGGGCGCTGCTGCCCGTGTATCGCCCAAGGTGGGCTTCTGCGAGGTACGGTAGGTGCTCAAGGCACGCGAGCTTTTTCGGTGCAAACCCTTACGTAGCAACGACTTAGGGCGAGCGTGCCCCGCCCCGCGCGACGTAACTCCTTTCATATCAACAACTTACAACTATTTTGAAAACTTTTCAGAATTAGTGATGATAGGTGTTGACAAATGCCGATGTATATAATATACTAAGGACATGAAAAGGAGAGATGTTATGACGCTGGAAAGATTTTTACTGTACATCAGGTTTGGAACACAACGACCGAAAGACATTAGCGCTGATCGTTGGAATGCAATGTTAAAATTTGCTCAGACTAAAATTAACGTTCGTGATGCTGCTCGCAAGCGGGATGGAGTTTACACTGTTTAAAAAATAACATTTCAGGGGTTGACAACTCTAAATAATATGGTACAATAAAGAAGTAACACAAGAGGAAAAAAATGAAACTAATATCAGAAGTATTTAACGAGATGGTTGGTGATGATCCGACCGGTTTTAATGTTTTGGAATATATCCAAGTAGAAACCACAACCGACGCTTACCAGATCCTGTCTGATGGTTGGTCGTTAACCAATTATATTAAACAGTATGGTGATGTTGAGGTTGAGTATGATAGCAAGTATAAGGTTTACCGTGTACCTGCTTTTCTAGCTGAGATTGAAAGATTCACCGCAGCAAAAGCTGCACATTGTAAAATTTGGGGTTGCGAATAAAGATGGAAAGTGATAAACTAAAAAAACAAACAGACGAATGGGCCAAGCGTAGAATGGCAGCATGGAAAGCGTTACCAGAACCACGAGTACCGTGGGAACAATTCAAACGAAATTGGAAAGATAACAAATGAACGATTACAAATTTGAGAACACTATCGGCGGTCAATTGTTTGCAAAGTTAAAAAAAGCTACCGATGACTGTATTGAGTACAAGGGTAAGAGTCTGGATGAATGGAAAAATGAAACAAGGAATAATCAAGCCATTGAAAAGGCTAAGCAAGAGGCTCGACATGCCAAAATGATATATGAGAAAAAACGAGAGGAAAACCTCAAGTCCTATTGCGATCAAGCCGATAAACTTTGTAGGTACGACAGTATTGGACAGTTCACGGATTTAGCCGGTGGCTTTGATAGGTCCGAAATGCACATTGATAAAGATGCGCGATATCGGGCCAATATGGCTTTTGCATCGGTAATAGACATCGACTTGGAGGAGTAAAACTCATGGGCAAATCGCTATGGATGGCATTGCTTTGTAGTATTATTGGAGGGTGTGTAGCTACAACCAAGGTAATCATTAAACACCAATTCCCCGATGAACATATTCAATACGAATTTACTAAAGAGTGGACTAAAACATACTAAAGGAAAAGTTATGAAACTTACTTATGGAAGCAAGATTAATTTTGGTGGTGAAGAGTTAACCTTTACTAAAATTGAAAACACCAAGAGTAACGGTTTTGTGTGTTTTTTCTCAGATAAAAATGGGACAATTGCCATACTCACGCAACAAGAGGTAGAGTTGGCTGTGGGTCTATAATGTTCCAGCTATACGTTGAGCTTGACAATGGAGACCGTAAAAGTTTTATTTTTAAAAGTCTTGAAAAAGCAAATAAAATTAAAGATAAACTAAAAGGTTTGGGCTATACTATTATCTATATCAAATCGCTCTAAAGCGTTACGTGGTAACGACTTAGGGCGACGAGGCCCCGCCCCGCGCGACGTAACTCCTTACGTAGTAACAACTTACAACTATTTTATTTTATTGTAAAGTTTGGGGTTGACAATGCCGATACTTATAGTATAATCAAGATATGAGGGCGTAGCTCAATTGGCTAGAGTACCGGACTGTCTATCCGGAGGTTGCGGGTTCAAATCCCGCCGTCCTCGCTTTGTCTTAGCCCTTCTAGGCTGCTGTGTGAGGTACGGTAGGTGCTTAGGGCACGCGAGTTTTTCATAAGTCTTGTAATACCAAGGGTTTACGACATTTAAAATTTCTATAAGTTTTTCTCATGCTAGGGGTTGACATTGGACGATAATATAGTATAATGGAAGCATAACACGAAACACAAAAGGATAAGGAAAGCAAAAATGGTAAAGTGGTCTAAGGCAAACGCGAAAATCGAAGCACTACAAACGGTAGAGTCGTTAAAGCAATATCTGGAAGGAAAAAAGGTTTATTCCTTTGATCTGCTATCGGGTTTCTCGTGTCCATTTGCGAAAGAATGCCTTAGTAAAGCTACGGAAAATAGCGAAGGTAAGCGAACTATAAAAGATGGGCCGCATACAAAGTTTCGGTGTTTCTCTGCTAGTCAAGAGGTGCAGTATACAGGTGTATACAATCGGCGTAAAAACAATTTTGATAGTCTGCGTAAACTGGATGTCATGGGTATGATTGTCAAAATTCTGGAAGCAATGCCCAAGGATGTTGGTGTCTGTCGTATTCATGTCGCGGGTGACTTTTTCAACGAAGCGTATTTTTTAGCTTGGTTGACTATCGCCAAAATGTTCCCACAAAAATTATTTTATGCCTATACAAAGTCCCTCACCTACTGGGTGAAAAATCGAGCGTTGGTGGATAGTCTGCCCAATTTTATCTTGACAGCAAGTTATGGCGGGCGTGATGATGCAATGATTGCAGAGCATGGTTTGAGAGCGTCAACGGTCGTTTTCAGTGAGTCAGAAGCGGAAAGTCTAGGTCTGACAATTGACCATGATGACTCGCACGCTGCTGACCCTGAATTGAAGAATCAAGATTTTGCTTTGCTGATTCATGGAACGCAACCGAAAGACACGGAAGCGTCGAAAGCGTTGCAATTGTTACGGAAAAATAAAGTCAAACATTCTTATTCCCGAAAGGTCAAGGTATGATTTATGGCGAGTTATTAGAGTTTCTATATGAAAAAGGACTAAACGAACCGGATTTTTTACAGGAAACAGCAACGGTATATGATAAAAAGGAAGGAGAGTATTACCCTTGTGATACAATTGAGTTTTGTGACAGCGATTCTGTTTTAGACAAGGATCAATTTTTTCTAAGTATTGAAAGGTAAAATGATGACAACAAAGACGAGAGCGGTAGTGACTTTACAAGATTTTTTGCGCGTCACTATTAAAGAGCGTAACACATTTAACAGTATTGGCGATGCTGCTAGTGAATTGGGAATGACTCCCGCTAGTTTTAAGCAACGACTTATTACAGAAAAAAGGCGTTATCCTGAGCTATACCACGAATGGCAACCATACGACAGTGATCAACGCCGCATTCCTACTCCAGACGAAGCCGCAGAATTGTTAGCCGCACTCTCTAAAAGGAAGGGGTAGGTTTTGATTGGATACGTACTTGTTGCTGTGGTCGTGAGCATAGTAATAGCTCTATGGTTTTTGAAAGATGTAATAGATTAGGTTCCTGCTAGGGTGGTGTGGGGTAAATCCCCGCCACCCATTTTTATTTTTCTTAAACCCTTACGTAGTAAGGACTTAGGGCTACGCGGCCCCGCCCTCCTCGACATAACTCCTTTCATATCAACAACTTAGAGTATTTTGTTTTTTCTAAAGTATAGGGGTTGACTTTGTCGATAACTATAGTATAATGGAAGCATAAGAACAAAACCACTTTTTACTTTTTTTACTTTTGCGAAGGAGAGTTGCTATGAAGGCTGTACAAGGAAACATTCACAAGATCGCTCGCGTGGTTCTTAACACGACTAACAAGGATCGTCATCAGTGGGCTAAGATTGTTGTGGACGGTGTTATTTGTCACACTGGGCAAACCACCTACATTAAGAAGCTCGCGAAGGAAAGATACAATCTGAGTGTCAATATCTAAGGAGCCTCTCCTTTCGTGTTGGGGACATCCGGCTTGTTGCTGGGTGTCCCTTTTTTTGTCTCAGCCCTTCTAGGCTGCTGCGAGGTACGGTAGGTGCCAGTGACCCGCGAGTTTATTGACCTAAGTGCTTATTACGTAACAACTTAGGACGATACGACCCCACCCCGCTCGTTGTAACCTCTTGCTATATAACGACTTATAAAAAATGTAATAAATTTTAGTTAAAGGGGTTGATATTTAAAGTTGTTATGGTATAATGACGATATACTAAAGAGGAGCTAACAGTTAGCTCAGCAAAAACCACTTAACACGAGAGAGAGAGCTAAGATGACAGCAACAACAAGTTTCAAAGAAGCACGTTTGGGTAAAAATAGCAAGTCTCAAGGAACTGGAAGCAAAGCAGAACTTTTGTTTTTTGAACAAGCAGAAAAGCATGGTTTTGAAGTTATGTCTCCAGCCTATGGAAGTGATACTGGTATAGATTTTCAAGTAACCAGCAAAACTTCGTCAGATCCTAAAAAGCGTAGAACATACAACGTCCAAGTAACTAGTTGTACTGAAAATGATCCGGGTTGTTATGGTGATGGAACTAGCCCAAGTTGGAGAGTAGCAAAACCTATTGAAAAGATTAGGGAGGATGTTGATATTATAGCAATTTTGATCCGCAACTACAATAGTGGTGAAGAAACAAATATTAACACAGGGATTGCTGGAAAACAAGATATTTGGTTTATAATTCCTAGAGAGGTCTATGGTGATGAACGCATGTGGAAGAATTATGGTAGAAAAACCTTTAACTCAAACTGGTGCATAAATATCAAAAAAGCTTTACTACCGCCATTAGATATGGCACGAGAAGCATGGGCTTTATTTCGACGCCCCAATATCAACGGCAAAAGCTCTGTTAACGGTTTCTTTTCAGAGACTGACTGACTAATTACCTAACCTCCTTCGTCGTAACGACTTACGGCGAGGGAGGCCCGCCCCGCGCAACCTAACCCCTTTCATACCAACGACTTACGACGATTTCTTTTTTTTAAAAAAACTAAAGGTAGGGGCTTGACTTAGCCGATATATATAGTATAATGAAAGGACAACAAACGAAAGGAAAAAAATGAGCACTCTTATGAACAAGCTAAAAACTACCATACGTGCTACTTGTCTGCGATGCGGTGAAACCACCGTTATCAAGGCGAACGTGTCTGATGTCGTCGCATGGCAAAATGAATGCAAAAGCAATCAATATGGAGAGGACGGAGAATTGATTCAAGACTTTTTAGGCTATCTCAGCAAGGCAGAACGCGATCTGTTAATTAGTAAAACGTGCAAAAAATGTTTTGATAAATGGAATTGACATTGCCAAATTTTGTGGTATAATTTAAGAGTATTCAACAGTTTTGTTTTTTTGAAAGGATTAGGAAGTATGTCTCACGAAGTAGAAAAAATGGTTTTCGCAGGTGCTACCCCTTGGCATGGTTTGGGGACCGAGATTGACGACGCTACCAATTTTTGGGATGCGTTCAAGTTGGCTGGTTTGGATTGGGAAGTTGAAACCGAACCGTTGTACCGCATGGGTGCGGCTGCTCAGGTTGTGGGTGAGCAAGTAAAGGCTCAAGCTGCCGTGCGAACCTCAGACGATAAGGTGCTTGGCGTTGTTGGTCCTCGTTGGACTCCGTTGCAAAATCGTGATGCGTTCAAAGTGTTTGAACCGTTGATTGATTCGGGCGATATGAGGTTACATACTGCTGGTTCCTTACGTGGCGGTGAGCGTGTTTGGGTGCTTTGCCAATTAGGGTTGGAAAATACCGAAATCGTGCCGAATGATGAGATTGCAAAATTTGCTTTGCTCTCAAATGGGCATGATGGAAAGTTGGCGGTTCACTTTGGATTTACTCCGATTCGAGTGGTTTGTGCTAATACGGAATCAATGGCCCGTAGTAGTAAAGCATCAAAACTGATTCGGATACGCCATCACCGATTTGTCAAAAATAATGTTGAAAAATTGCGTGACGTTATGAATCTGGCAGATCAGGAATTTGAAGCAACTGCCGAACAATATCGGTTTTTGGCTTCAAGGCAGATCAACGCTACTGACCTGCACAAGTACGTTAAAATCGTGCTGGACGTGCATCAGCAAGAGGAAGATGAGCTATCAACCCGAACGAAAAATATCATCGGGAAGGTGGAAGAATTCTTTCTGCTTGGTAAGGGCAACGATTTGCCGGGCGTAAACGGTACTTATTGGGCCGCTTACAATGGGGTTACTGAGTACCTTAATTATGAGAAAGGCCGAACCAATGAGAACCGTATGGACTCGTTATGGTTTGGGCAGAATGGGAACCTAAGCCAGAAAGCGCTGGATACAGCGGTTGCGCTGGCTGCATAAAAAGGTGAAGCAGGGAAGGTAGGGTAAAGCTCTGTTGCTCAATGCCCTATCTTTCCTAGCCCTTTCCCCCTACGCTCGCGCGTGGGGGTTTTTTTATTTTAGGAGAAAAAAAATGAATGATATAATTGTTGATTTTTCTGGTTGGGTTCGAATGACCCCCAAAAAGACTTTGTTTATTTGTATCGGTGACGATAAGCCAGATATTGACGGTGAACAATGGCTTGCTCTTGACGATGAACAGCGTAGCGATTATATCTTGGACGATATTATTGCTGCTCAACGAGACTGTGACGATGGCGATTATAGCTTGATCGAAGTTTTTGAGGATGATTCGACCTAACCCCTTACTACCAAACGACTTACATCTTCGCGGCCCCGCCCCGCTCTCCCTAAGTTATTGATATATAAAGACTTATGGAGATTTTCTCAAGTTTGGGGGTTGATTCTGCCGATCCTTACAGTATAATGAACGTAAGTGCTTACGGTGTATAGACTTACGTAAAAACTCAGAATAATAAAGCAAAAAATCGAAGAAAGTAGGGGCGTCTTGCCCCTTCTAGCTTCATGCAGTCTAGAATAGTCAATAGCACGCGAGTTTTTCCAGAGTTATTAATATTCAACATTTTTTACCACAAATGGGGGATGTCCTTTCTAAATTAGATCCATGAGTCCGAGATAGTCAATAGCACGCGACTTTTTATAAAGGAGTATTGCAATGCACCAAACACTACAAGAAGCAACAAAAAGTAAAGTACAAAAGACTCAAGATATAGACCCTGATTTACAGAAAAAATTAGTATGCGAAGAAGTATTAGAAAAATTAGGTAGAATTAAAGACTTTTATCAGATTACCGCAAGCAATGTCTATTACAACAGATGGAGGGTTAATGTCTGGACTTGTACATGGCCGGAAGAGATGTATGGTCCAAGTTATCAAATAAAATATAGTTACTTTTGTACCGTACAGGATAACTGTATTGCTAAATCAGATCCTGAAATTATACCTGATATACTCATTTTGGGGGTATAATATAGAGAGAGAAGAGTGCTAGCACCCAAGTCTTTTTCAGAATTTATGTGACCAAGTGGGTGTTGGCGGCAACTAACATTTAAAGGGGAGAACGATGCTTAAAAATTTAATTTATGTTTCAATTTTAGTTTTCTGCTCAACATTAGGTTATGCTATTGGTTATAGCGTCTCCGACAAAGATTGTCAATGTGATGAAAATTGTAAATGTTGTGCATCTTGTTCCTGTAGTCATGGAGAAATTTGATGACAAATAAGATTCAGACGTTGGTTACATCTCGCAGGTTTTTGGTAGCAGTCGCAGGTGTAGCTGTGGTAACATTTGATGGATTGGGACTTGGGCTCACGGCAGAGCAAACAACTAATGTGATTATCGTACTTGGCAGTTGGATAGTTGGAGATTCTATTCGCAAAACTGATGATGCTTAAATAAAACTCTTCTTTGCTTCTTCTCTTAAATCTGGTGGAAAAATTCTTAGAGAAATAAGAAGAAATAAACTTGCAGTTAAATATAGCGGGGTGGCTAAAAAAATTCGTATATATCTCAGCATTGTCTTATCCCTTATAGGCCAGTGTCGTCCCAATGAGTGTAGCACGCGAGTTTATACAATCCACCAGTAGTCATCCCGCTAAACTGCTTTGTTCTTTAAAACCAATTTTGATTAGACTTAAGTTTGAAGTCTATGAAGTGGCATAAACATAACTTTTAAGGTACTTAAGAAACCTATATAATTGTAAAAATTTCCCACCAACCAACCCCGCTAAACTATAAATAGTCTGCGTCAACTTAAAAACTTTCCAAAGATTTTACAGGGCATTTGTAAAACCTAGAGTATTGCCCGTATCTTATACTAAATCAGCATAAAGTATACAACTCAACAGGAAAGTTATGTACTAAATAAACTATTTTTGCTGGACCTTAATTTTAAGAGTAATAAAATAGTAAACTTATCTTATATGGTAATCAAGAAACCATCCGCTTTTGTTATGTCTTTAATCTAGAGTATGAAGCGGAACATATCTATATTGATTAAAGGTTATTTTTCTGTAAAAAAAGGGAAGTAGTGCTAAAATGTAAGGTATTGAATGTTATTTATAATTATTACACTTTAAACACTCTTCCCCAAAGTTAAGAACTTCCTTATCTATTATACCTCCGAAAGTATGGATATGAGGCTACTAATACAGTGAAATCCAGAAATTAATGTAGCCATAATAACTTTTTCTGTAAAAGAAAACTCATTGAAATAGAAAAAGAATAGACAAATTGAGATGTAGAACACAATTAAATATAACAGAACTGATAAGTACTTCATATGTCCCTCTTGTTTATTGTAATCACCTTGTACTTATAGTATACAACCGGCGAAACGGTTTTTCGGGAACAAAATTTCAAAAAAGTCAAAATAGTTTAAGTTTCAATTAAATTGCCGCATGTTTTCATCTTTTTTATTTTAGGTCTTGACTTCGATCCTATTGTAAGTATAATGATATAGAGGGATAGTATCCCAACCAGTACCAAAATCTACCAACATTTGTGGGGAATGGACCCAAAATTCAACAAAATTAAACTAAAAGTCTACTTATTGTAGGTAAAGGAGGTACAAAATATG